TGATTATTGAATTGGGAGATGTTATGTGGTATGTTGCTCAAGCATGTATGGCACTTGATGTAACTCTGGATGATGTCGTTGCTCGTAATGTTCAAAAACTTCTGAAGCGTTATCCTGAAGGTGCTTTTGATGCATATTTTTCCGAAAACCGTGCTGCTGACGACCGATGACTAAAGAAAAACAAGTAACTCTGAAAATGGATGCTCGATGTGCTGCAGCAGTGCGTCAAATTCTTTTCGAAGCACAAAAAGGATACACTTATAATGAAGAAAGTGTGCCTCCTCGTATTACTGATATTCGTACTGTCATTCAAGATCTTGATGATAACATTGGTGCAGTTTTAAATGTAAACTAAATATTTTTAAAAAATGTCTTTGATTGGCAAAAGAAAAGGAAGACCCACTACAAGAATACAGTTTGATGCTCTTCTTAAAAGATTTTTAGTCTTCCTTAAAAGAGAACTTCGTTTAACATATGATATTCCGTATGTCTTGATAGAGGACTCTGATTTTGCAAAGAATAATAAGACTTTTGGGATGATGAGTGGAAATACACTTTATATTAGTATAATCAATCGTCATCCTATAGACATTTTAAGAACAGTCTCTCACGAATTCATTCATTATAAGCAAGTAATGGATGGTAAACAAATTAGTTCTCATCCTGGAAGTCCTGCTGAAAATGAAGCAAATGCTAAGGCGGGTGAAATTATGAGAAAGTATGGGAGACTTCATCCAGAACTATTTGACCTGATGCCTATCAGATGATATAATAGTTTTATTGGGGAATTAGCTTAGTTGGTAGAGCGTCTGCTTTGCACGCAGAAGGTCAGCGGTTCGAATCCGCTATTCTCCATTTATGCCCGTGTACTACAACGGTAGAGAGGGTGGACTTAGAATCCATACAGTGGAAGTTCGAATCTTCTCACGGGCACTAAATAAAAATAAAAAAATGGCGACTCTTGGTGGAAAACCTGCAGATTGGGCAAAATATGTTACAAATAATCCAAACTCAGTAAATATTAAGTATCCAATAGAAAATGGTATAGTAAATGAGCCAGTTTATAAAAATATAACTTTAAAGGAAGTTGTAGATTATGTAAATGCTGGCCAGGAAGTAAACATAGTATCTAAACAATTTACACAAATTGGTAGAAGCAAATATGCTAATGTTAGATTAAATGGTAAAACCGGATATCTTAGAATAACTGCAATAAGAAAACCAACTGGTAGAGGTGGCGCTGACGCTGAGCAAAGAACTTTAGATGCTACTGTTGCTACAATACAAAAATTAGAAGAAGTTGCTGGTATTGGTGGTGGCAATAGAGTTGGCATTGATATTTTAGTTCCAGGTATTGGTATGTTTTTAGGAATTACTGGTATAGAAAAAGTGCCAAATAGAATTCATGGTCGTGAAGCAAAAAGTGACTTTAAGTTTAAAAATTCCTTGGGAAAAGGGGTATTATTCATTTCACATAAGGATGGTGTAGGTCCAGAAGCTTTCGGACAATATGGCGGAGTTTCTACAGTGGCTGGAAATATTCAGGATGCTGCAAAAATATACAATCATCCGGAAGTCCAACAATATCTGACTAAACTATATTCTTTATATGATGATGCCACTGGTGGATCACCAAGAATTTCTAATAATCCTTTTAATTCTAGTGGAAGACTTACTAGAGCAGTGTATTCTTTGATTAGGGATTCAAATCTTGTCAATATGTCAGTTTATGGACCTGATTATGGTGGTAGTTATGGTCCAGATAATGTACATATGATTGGTCAAGGGCAATTTATTTTTAATCCCCTAGTTAATGATGATGGTGATATTTACTATAGATTATCTTTTAGTGGTCATCAATCTCTTAATGGGCAGACATCAGAATTTTTAGATGATAATAGTGGATATAGGGCAGTTCTTATAACAACTTATAGATCTGGAAGACCAACTCAAACGCCAAATGGAGTAGTTCCTGAGACTAGGACTGCAATATATCCAAGAAGATACAGGCAAACTGCGCTCCCAATCTATAATTTTTAATAAATACATATTATAAGAAGTATCTGATACATAATTTAAAGTAAATAATGAAAAGTTTTTTCCAATTTATATCAGAAGCATCTGCCTCACAACAAGCAAAGCGTCTTGGACTTGTTGGAGATGGGCACGGTGGATGGTATGATCGTCAAGGTGAGTTTGTTGCAAAAACAGAAGGCGGAGAATTGAAGTTTTACAACAAGCGTCAAAGAGTTGGTGCAAAAGATCCAAAGCAGACTGAAAAGGAAAAAACTATTGCTTCTCCTGGATACACTGATCCAGAGTTAAAACAGCAAGCAGCACAACAACAGGCACCAGCACCAGAGCAGCAAGCAGCAGCACAAGAACCTCCTCAACAAGTAGGTCCTCCACCTGTTGAAAAAACAAAAGGCACATTGACTGTTGCTTTTGGTAGATTTAATCCACCTACAATTGGACACCAGCAACTGATGGATGTTGCTGCACAATCAGCATCACAAGATGAGGATGGTCAATATTTAATATTTCCATCAAGAAGTCAAGATAAGAAAAAGAATCCATTAGACCCTGATACTAAAATTGCATATATGCAGAGGTTTTATCCCTCTCACGCTGGCAATATTGTAAATGATCCTAATACTAAAACTATCTTTGATGTCTTAAGAATGGCACATAATGATGGATATACCAATGTGAGAATCATTGGCGGTGCTGACAGAGTTAAGGAGTTTGAAAAACTTTCTAACAACTATAATGGTCAGTTGTATCAGTTTGATAATATTGAAGTGGTTTCTGCAGGAGACAGGGACCCAGATGCAAAGGGTGTGGAAGGAATGTCTGCTTCAAGAATGAGACTTGCTGCTGCAGAGAATGACTTTAAAACTTTCAGATCTGGTCTTCCTCCAGAAGTAAAACGCTCAGAAGCGAAAGAATTATTTGATATTCTTCGTGGTTCTATGAGTGTCAAAGAGGGATGGGATATTTGGGAGATTGCACCTAAACTTGATTTTCAATCTCTTCGTGAAAATTACATCACAGAGTCTATCTTTAAAATGGGTGAAATTGTTGAGAATCTGAATACTGGTTTAGTTGGTCGTATTATTCGTAGAGGAACAAACTATTTGATTTGTGTCACAGAATCTGGGCAAATGTTTAAGTCTTGGATTAAAGATCTCAGAGAATATACTGAGGTCAAGATGGATAGGAAGATGAGACTTCCTGGAAAACCAAACACATTGGTTGGAACTAGTGGATATTTCAAGTATGTTGCGGATATGACACCTGGATTTGAGAAGGGTGATAAAACAAATCTTCAATATGGAGCAAAACCTTATAGTGGATATAATCTTAGTGCTAGAGATTTCATAAATAAATATAGAAAAAAGAGTAGAAAGTAAAGTTTTCTCATGAAAAAACATATCGCTGAGGAGCTTCCAGCAAGAAAGCACGCTCCTGCTGCTGCTCCTGCTGGTAAGGGTGGTGAAGAAAAAGGAGGAGATGAAAAGAAGTCTCCAGAAAAAAGAGTAAAGCAAGCTATTTACGATATTCGTTATAGAGCAAGAAGAGAGGAGCTCCCTCTTCGCTCAGCGTATTCACAGTATATGCAAAACAGTAGTATGAGTGCTCAGGAGAAAACAATGGTAAAACAAAAACTTTTCGGTAAGAGCGGTGGTATGCAAGCAGAAGACTTTAATATTGAAGATGCAGCTTCTACAAGCGTAGCGAATGCTCTCTACAAGGTATTTGTTGAAGGTGTGGAAAAAGAGCAAGAGCCAATTCGTCTAACTTATATGGAAAAGTTAGAGACTGCAGAGCATAAGAAATATAAAGTAAGAGTTACTGGAAAAGACGGTCGCTCATATGTTAGATATGCAGATCGTCAAAAGATTAGTGAGCTTCGTGCAAATCCAAATATCGAGTCAGTTGAAATGACTGGTTATGGTGAGCCTTACGAAGGAGAAAAGAAAAAGGGTGAGCAAACTGCAGCAGCAAAATCGGGAAAAGGTTTAGATCCAGTCGGACAAGAAGATAAGGATATTGATAATGATGGAGACTATGATAAGACTGATAAGTATCTTCTGAATCGTCGTAAAGTTCGTGGTGCAGCAATCGAAAAGAGAAAGGGTGTCGCTGAAGAATTCATCGGTGAGGTAAAGAGTGAAAATGATGATTCTGATAAAAAAATTGATGTAATGAAGGGTAAAAATAAAGTTACTGTTAATCCTGAAGCACCTGGCACCAGCAATGGTGGTCGTGGTATGCAACTTGCTCACTATGATATGGGTGCCGCTGTAATTACTGAAAAGGCAGTAAGTAAAGCACAACAACGCTTTATGGGTATGGTTTATGCTGCAAAAAAAGGTGAAACCCCTGCATCTCCTGAGGTTGCAAAAGCAGCAGAAGGTATGAGCAAAAAAGAAGCAAAGAAGTATGCTAAGACAAAGCATGAAGGACTACCAACTCATAAAGAGGCAGTAGAACCAAAAAGTGGTGGAGGTGCTCCAAATATGCCTGCAAAGGTTGTAAAAGCAGTTGATGAATTACCACAAAAAATTCAACAAATATTTGGTTCAAAGAAAAATCCTCAGAATCCTCAGAAACCAGTAAAAGAAGAAACTGTTGCTCAAGCAGATAAGAAGGCAAAAAAAGAGCAGGAAGAAAAGGATCCACGCTCTCTCCCAACTACAATTAATCTTGCTAAGAATTATGCAAGAGCAATGGGTGCAAAGAATCCTATTGTAATGGTTGCCTCTGAAGAAGTTATTTCGGAAAAAGATGAGAAAGTGGAGGCAGAATTTAAGAGAGCAAAAACCCCACATCTTCTTTCTAAGTTTAGGCAAGAGAATCCTGGTTCTCGCCAACCAAAGAAAGAAAGAGGTGCTAAAGAAACGCCAGAAGATAGACAAAGACGCTTGACTAACAGACAAGTTGCAAGAGCAGTTAAGCACGGACTCACAAAAAAGGAAAGAGGTGAATCTGAAGCAAGAGCAAAATATGATTCTCCAAGAGACTAATTGATAAATAGGACAGGATACTCTTCACACGGAGGTTATTATGTCTGTAGCAGTTATTTGGGCCTGGATTATGGCTAACGAAGCTGCATTGGCAACCATTCTTCTGATTGTTTCAGAACTGATGGGTGCTAATACGAAATTCAAGTCCAATGGTATTCTTTCTTTCATTCTTCTTCAAGTGCAAGAGCAATTGAAGAAGAGAGGGGCAAAAAAACTAGAAGGATGATTTTCAGTTAAAACATTTAGAGGAGACCTTTTTATAAGGTCTCCTTTTTTTATAAATATCTCTAGAAAAGAATTCATAGGTAAGGAAACATGTCTCTTTGGGGCAATAAAGATTCGGTTTATTCAGACGGTACTATTGATGTCAATCTTGGCACCAATGCTGTAACTGGTACAGTCGGTGTAGTTACATTCACTTCTGCAGTTTCTGAAGGTGATGTAATTACTGTTGGTGCTGGCGCGACTTATGGATACGCAGTCATTATTGGTGTTACATCAACCACGTTATCCATTGCTTCTACTGCTGGATTTGTAAGTGGTCTTACAACAGTATCAGGATCAACTTATAATATTTCAGAAGAACCAATTTATACTCTTGGTGATTCAATCTACAGAGCACCAGAATCAAAGACTGTCGGATATTCAACAAGTCCAGTATTCACTGGTGTATTTGGTGTAACTGCAGAAGAAGTTGGTGCTGCAGCAACAATTACTGTTGGTGGAAAAGCAGCTGCTTACGCAGTTTCTCATAGTGGATGGGTTGGAGTTACTACTTATATTGATACTCACGGTAATCTGAGAGTTAAATCTGAAGTATTAGTTGCTGGTGGTATCGATTCCACTGCAGGAACTGATGCTGATGATGATACAATATTCCCAGATCCAACAATTACGATTGTAACTGATGTTGCTGATGCAGTTGGAGTTGCAACTGATGGAGATGCTACATTCACCGTAGTCGCTTCTGTCTTCCCAACATATTCTCCTCTCACCTATCAATGGTATGAAGATACCACAGTACTTTCTAATGGTGGAGACTACTCTGGTGCTACGACTTCTGTTCTTACCGTTGCAAATGACAGCGATAAGGATGATGGTAGAGAGTACAGTGTTGTAATTGCTTCTGGCGATACTTCAGTAACCTCTGGTGTAGGAACTATTACATACGCATAATAGTCTATGAGATTTGATGAATTGAATGAAGACAATTATTTGTTATTTGCTATAAAATTTTATGACAATCCTCAAGCACTTACGATGGAGGATTTTGAATCTGATATGAAAAGAATACGATATGTTAAGAGACTGTTAAAAAGATATAAAAATACAGGTGAGCTCAAAACTCACCTTATTTTGAATCATTTAATTATACTTTTTAATGTTTTTAATGACGCAGCAGTTCCTTTGTTATTTTATAACTTAGATCGGGATTTGTGGTCGGCAATAAAAAGTTTCTTAGTATTCTTAAATAGATTTCCAGAATACCCAAGAACTCAAATGCATGATGTCAAAATTGATGAAGAGTGTTTAAAACAACTACAAGCAATCTGATGAATAAGGTAGATAAACTAATTCAAATCATTCATACTATTAAAGAAGAAGGTGAAGGAGCAATTGCCAATGTAGTTGGTGATGGTGAAAAGTCTCTTGGATATAATATTGAAACTGGCACTCCTCCTGTGTGGAAAAAAGATAAGAAAAGGACTTATGCTAAGGGCGGTAAAAACTCCCGAAAGTGGTGGTTACAATATCTTAAGCAAAAATAATAAAAATAAATATTAGTAGATTTGTTATGTAATTAAGGTATCAAATCTCATATCCTCCAATCATGTTTAACCAAAATACTTCATCCGACACGAAAATTGCCGTTTTAGAAGAAAGACTCTCATCCTATGAGGTTATGATGAGAAAGATTGACGAAGCAATACAAATAATGGGTAAGACTAGCCAAAGCATTAGTAAGATGCTGGCAGTCCACGAAGAGAAGATTGAGAATTGTGGTAAGACTGATGAAATGATTTCAAACATGATTAATGATATGAAGGAGGAAAATAAAGAGCAACATAAGAAAGTATCGGAAAAAATTCAATCATTAGAAACTAAAGTAGAAGAACTTGCCAAATTCCGTTGGATTATTGCGGGAGCGGCAATTATTCTATCATTCGCAGTTTCCCAGTCTCATATGGTGGTGGACATCTTGACACCAGACCAACCACCTGTTAAAGTAGAGGCAACGAAATAATAACCTCCTCATAATGGATTTGATTGACTCCAAGTATATTGGACTCGTTTCATCACGACTACAAAAATTCAAGAGAGTCAAGGCAGATCTCTACAACTTTCGCTGCCCTCTTTGTGGTGATTCTCAAAAAAACAAAAATAAAACACGAGGATATATCTATCCTGTAAAAAACAACACAAACTTTAAGTGCCACAACTGCGGCGCTAGTTTATCTTTCAACAACTTCCTTAAAGAATTAGATCCAGTTCTTCATAAGCAATACACTCTAGAGAAATTTAAGGAAGGTCATACAGGTAAAAACTTTGTAGTTGAATCACCGAAATTTGAGTTTACTAAACCATCTTTTAAGAAGAAGTTAGATTTGCCAAAGGCATCTACTAATCCAGTTGCCAAAGAATACCTGGAAAGAAGAAAACTCAATCCAGAAAAGTTTTATTTTGCTGACAAATTTAAAGAATGGACTAATACTCAAAAACAAACTTTTGATACTATTGGTAGAGATGAGAGTCGCATTATTATACCAATGTATGATACTGACAGTAATCTGATTGGATTTCAGGGAAGAGCACTGGGTCCAAACTCTGTTAAATATATCACTGTGATGCTTTCTGATGACGCACCGAAAATTTATGGGTTGGACCAAATCGATACTTCGAAATCCATTTACATCGTTGAGGGACCCTTCGACTCCACGTTTGTACAAAATGCTGTTGCTATGTGTGGGTCCGACATTGATATTAGGTCGTTTGGTTGGTGCGATTATATTTACGTTTTTGATAACGAACCACGTAATCGAGAAATCGTCAACCGAATATCAAAAACCATTAACAGAGGTGACAAAGTAATTATTTGGCCTACAACTATCCAGCAAAAGGATATCAATGATATGGTGCTTGCTGGACTTAATGTTATGGATGTGTTAAAATCAAATATCTACTCTGGTTTAGAAGCAAAAATCAAGTTTAACAATTGGAAGAAAATATGAGTAACGGAACAAAAGTCGTTAAAAGAAATGGTGCCACTGAAGTATTGGAGTTGAATAAACTTCACGTAATGGTGGAAGAGGCATGTAAGGACCTTGCTGGGGTCTCTGCAAGTCAAGTTGAGATGCAATCAGGTATTCAATTCTATGATGGCATTACAACGGCAGAAATTCAGGAGATTCTGATTCGTTCTGCTTCTGACCTAATTGACCTGGAGCATCCAAATTATCAGTTTGTCGCAGCACGTCTGCTCCTGTTTGCCACTCGCAAGCAACTTTATGGTCGTATGCACGAGTTTCCTACTTTGAGGGAGCACGTTGAGAATTGTGTTAACAAAGGTGTCTATGATGCTGAGATTCTTACCCTCTACTCTAACGAAGAGTTTGATAAACTTGAGTCGTTTATCGATCATAGTCGTGACTATCTGTTTACTTATGCAGGTCTACGTCAGGTCGTTGATAAGTACCTCGTGCAGGATAGAAGCACTGGAGCACTTTATGAAACTCCACAGTTTATGTACCTTTTGATTGCTGCAACTATTTTCTCCAAGTATCCAAAAGAAACCCGTTTAGAATACGTTAGAAAGTATTATGACGCAATCTCCAAACACAAAATCAACATTCCAACCCCCATCATGGCGGGAGTGCGAACGCCGCTTAGACAATACGCTAGCTGTGTTCTTGTTGATGTTGATGACACCCTCGATAGTATCTTTACTAGCGATATGGCTATTGGCAGATATGTTGCACAAAGGGCGGGAATTGGTATCAACGCAGGTCGAATCCGTGGTATCAACAGTAGGATTAGAGGTGGCGAAGTCCAGCACACTGGCGTTGTACCGTTTCTCAAAAAGTTTGAAGCAACTGTCCGTTGCTGCACGCAAAATGGTATACGAGGAGGAAGTGCGACGGTCCACTTCCCAATCTGGCACCAAGAAATCGAAGACATTTTAGTATTGAAAAATAATAAGGGAACTGAAGATAATCGTGTTCGTAAGTTAGACTACAGTATCCAAATCTCCAAACTTTTCTATGAACGATTCATCCGTAATGAAGAGATTTCTCTCTTCTCTCCCCACTCCGTTCCTGGTCTGTATGATGCTTTTGGCACTGATGGATTTGACGAGTTATATGTATCTTACGAACGAGATGAGTCTATTCCAAGAAAAACTATCGGCGCTCAAGAACTCTTTCTGGACCTCCTGAAAGAGCGTGCCGAAACTGGTCGTATTTATATTATGAATATCGACCACTGCAATTCTCACTCGTCCTTCTTGGATAAAGTTGAGATGAGTAATCTTTGTCAAGAGATTACTTTGCCAACTAAACCACTACAACACATTGATGATACTGATGGTGAAATTGCTCTTTGTATTCTTAGTGCTATTAACGTTGGCAAAATCAAGACTAATGATGATCTTGAAGTTCTTTGTGATCTTGCTGTTAGGAGTCTTGATGAACTCATTGATTTTCAAGGATATCCCGTCAGAGCAGCAGAAATCGCCACCAGAGCACGCCGCTCACTTGGTATAGGTTATATTGGTTTGGCACACTATCTTGCCAAGCACGGCGAGCACTATGACGATCCTGGCGCTTGGAAACTGGTCCACGATCTTACTGAGGCATTCCAATATTATCTCATTCGAGCAACCGTAAATCTTGCAAAAGAGAAAGGTGCTTGTGAATACTCCCACCGCACCAAGTATGCTCAGGGCATTCTTCCGATTGATACATACAAGAAGGACGTTGATGAAATTGTTCCAAACGAGTTGAAGTATGATTGGGAAGCACTTAGAGCACTGGTTAAACGGTACGGAGTTAGGAACTCAACACTGTCCGCACAGATGCCTTCGGAGAGCAGTTCCGTTGTGTCAAATGCCACAAATGGAATCGAACCTCCTCGCGGATACTTGTCCATTAAGAAGTCCAAGAAGGGTCCGCTTAAGCAGATTGTTCCCCAATATCAAACTCTCAAGAACAATTATACGCTTCTGTGGGATATGCCTAGCAATCGTGGTTATATCAATGTGGTTGCTGTAATGCAGAAGTTCTTCGACCAAGCAATTTCTGGAAACTGGTCTTATAATCCAGAAAATTATCCCGATAATGAAGTTCCTACTTCAGTAATGGCACAAGATCTCTTAACCACTTACAAACTGGGTTGGAAAACAAGTTATTATCAGAATACTTATGATAATAAAACTGATGAAGTTGTTGAAGAGAAAAAGCAAAAACTTGAATCTCTTCTTAGTGATATTATGAGTGCCGAAGAGGACGACTGTGAAAGTTGCAAAATCTAATCCAGTTAAATATAACAGTTGAGATAGTTTAGTAGAAAAAAATTATGACCTTTAGTTTCAAAATCAATTCACAGGAGAAGAATATGGTCGAATCAATGACCGTTTTCAATTCTCAAGAAGTAGACACCAAAAAGCAACCAATGTTTTTTGGACAACCACTAGGAATACAGAGGTATGATACTTACAAATATCCAATTTTCGATAAACTAACAACTCAACAACTAGGATACTTTTGGAGACCTGAAGAGGTTTCGCTTCAAAAAGATCGCAGTGATTACCATACACTGCGCCCAGAGCAAAAACACATTTTTACCAGCAACCTGAAGTATCAGGTAATGTTGGACTCAGTTCAGGGAAGAGGTCCTGGTATGGCGTTCGCGCCTTACTGCTCCCTTCCAGAACTGGAAGCGTGTATGAAGGTATGGGAATTTATGGAGATGATTCATAGTCGCTCATACACATATATCATCAAAAACGTTTATTCAGACCCATCTGAAGTTTTTGATACTATTCTCAGAGATGACCGTATTTTAGAACGTGCCGTGAGTGTTACTCAGGCATATAATGACTTCATCAACAGTGCTCATCGTTATGACAATTCAAATGAGTGGGTTCACGCATTAGAACAAGTCCCATACGCACAAGAGGCAAGATATGAACTCAAACGTAAACTGTTCCGAGCAGTTGCAAACGTTAATATTCTTGAAGGTATTCGCTTTTATGTCAGTTTCGCTTGCAGTTTTGCTTTTGGCGAACTCAAACTTATGGAAGGAAGTGCAAAAATCATCTCTCTGATTGCTAGAGATGAGAATCAGCACTTGGTCATCACTCAAAACATTATGAATAAGTGGAGAGAGGGCGATGACCCTGAGATGGCAAGAATCTGTAAAGAAGAAGAGCAATGGGTCTACAAGACCTTCGAAAGCGCAGTCAATCAAGAAAAACTTTGGGCAGAGTATCTGTTTAAAGATGGGTCGATGATTGGACTCAATGATAAACTTCTTCAGCAATATGTTGAGTGGATTGCGAATCGTAGAATGAAGGCAATTGGACTCAAACCACTTTATGATATTCCTGCAAAGAATAATCCTCTTCCTTGGACTTCTCATTGGATTGAATCTAAAGGGTTGCAAGTAAGTCCACAAGAAACAGAAGTTGAGAGTTATGTGGTTGGTGGTATCAAACACGATGTTACTGCCAATACATTTAGTGACTTTAAACTTTGACAAATACAACAAACTGAAATATAATATTATATAAATAGTATTAGAGTTTAGTTTGTTAAAATGTATTATGTTTACGAATTAATAGACCCGAGAGTTAATCTTCCTTTTTATGTTGGAAAGGGTAAAGGTAATCGGGTCTATTTTCATTTATCAGAACAATCGAGGGCAAAATCGGATAACTTTAAGAAGTTTGATAAGATTAAAAAAATAAGAAAAGAAGGTTATGAACCTGAAGTTAAAATAGTTCAATATTTTGAGGAAGAAAATGATGCTTATGATTATGAAGAGGAACTAATCAAAAAATACGGAAAAAGAGATATTGATGAAAATGGTATATTAACAAATATATGTGAAAGTTCTAGACCTCCAAAATTAAAAGGAAGAACATATCAACAAATATATGGGGATAAGTGGGAGGAACAAATTCAAAAAAGATTAAAGACAAAAGAAGAAAGGAGAAACTATGGTGGTGTAAGAAAACATACTGAAGAAACTAAAAGAAAAATAAGTGAAAAAGTGGCGGGAAAAAACAATCCAAGTTATGGTGTTCCTTGTAGTGAAGATAGGAAAAGAAAAATTAGTCAAAAGGCAAAGGAAAGATATGCAAATGGATTTACATCTCCATCAGCAAAAACTTGGAAACTTTTATCTCCAGAAGGAAAAGAATATGTTGTTACTGGTGAACTAAAAAAATTTTGTAAGTTGCATAATATTTCATATGCTACTATGTGTGCTGCTATTAAATATAATAGAACTGGACCAAGAAGAAACGGTTGGACTATAAAAAATGAATCCCAAGATACTTAAAGATGATTCCAACTATGATGAATGGTGTGAAGAAGAGATTCTGAATGCTTATCGAGAAGCAGCAGAATCTGATGAATTTATGTTTGGAGATTACGATTATAAGAAAGAATGGATGGAGGGTAGTTAAGACCCTCTTTTTTTATAAATAAAATTATAGAAAATCAAAAGAACAAATGTCTAGAATTACTGGAAGTGATGCAAAAGCATTGATGGAAGCATATGCGGCAGTTTATGCTCCGCAACACCAAGAAGTTGTTGAAGAAATTTTTGAAGATGATGTAGAGCAAATTGATGAGGCTAGTGCTCAGGGTGGAAGAGTTACTGGATCCAATCCAACTGTATATAAAGCTGCTGAAAGACCCGCTGGCACCAGAAGAGGTGCTGCAGCGGGCACTAGACAAAGACCTGCCGCTGCACCAGCACCTAAGCCTGCTGCCGCTGCACCAGCACCTAAGCCTGCTGCACCAGCACCTAAGCCTGCTGCCGCTGCTCCTGCTACTAAACCCGCTGCACCAGCACCTAAGCCTGCTTCTAAAGTGGCTCCTGCAGCACCAGCAGCAAAACCAGCTCCTGGATCAACCACATCAAAACCAATTACATCTCAACCAGCAGTATCTAAAAGTCAATCATCTGCTGCAGAAATTCGTGGAATGATTGGAAGATCTATGCAGAGACAAGCATCTGCACCAGCTCCAAAACCTGCTACACCTGTCAATAAAGCAACGGGTTCTAAGAAGCCTGGAAGTGCCTTTGAGCAGTATGATGCTTATGATGTAGTTCTTGAGTATCTCTTCGATAACGGTCACGTAGACACCGTAGAAGAGGCACATTATGTAATGATGGAAATGGACGCTGAAATGATTGCTAACATTTGTGAAGGTATTGACTTCAAAGGTGCTGCCCGTGAGCAGGCTCGCCGTGATGCTGAGCAAGAGAAGAGGGATAAGGAAGTTCCCACCAATAAGGAGCGCCGACTGATGATGGGTCGTTTCCGTCCTGGTGCTTCTTCTGCCGAACGTGCTGAAGGTGGTCGTGACGCCCTGAAGCAAAAGGGTAAAGTGCCCAAGAAGGGTGGCAAAGATATGTTTGAGCAAGTTCTTGAGCACCTAATCTCTGAAGGTTATGCAGAAACTGAAGAGGCTGCTCGTGAAATTATTGCAAATATGAGTGAAGGGTGGATACAGAGTATTGTCGAAGAATTTCTTGATGAAGAAGAAGGTTCCTATGGTGCTACTCCAAAAGCATATAGTGCAGCAAGAGGAACCAAAATGACTGCAAAGAGGAAACCATTCCTCAAGAAGATGCTAAGCAGAACCAACCCTGCTAATAGAACTCCAGATGATTCACCAAGAAAGGGTATGACCTCTGACGATAGAGAAAGAGCAAGAGCAGGTTCTAAGCACGGTGTAGGCACTCGTCAAGATCATGATTATCCTTCAGAGGGTCCTGGTGGTGTAACTAAGAGTGCTAAGAAACTCCGTAAGCAAAAAGCAATGGGTGAGTTTTCTGAAGAAGCATTTGCAGCGTGGATTGATGAAGCAATGACTAATTACGAAAAGAATCGTAAGAGAGCAGCGCAAAGAGCAGCAGCAAGAAATGCTGCAAGAGACCAAGGAAAGACTGGTGCTGTTCCTGGTGTAGGTTACGTAACTCCTAGAAGAGAAAGAGAAACCTGGACTGATGAGAGTGGTAAAACCAGACACGCAAAGGGTCTCTGATACAAAACTCAAATAACCATTAAGCACCCTCTTGACAGGGTGCTTTTTTATTGCTAGACTACCTTTGTCCCGGTTGAAGGATAAATAATAGCTCTAAGATACTATATTATAATATAATATATAAAATTTATTAGATTTTATTTCTAAGACTTATATCAATATTTCTATTTTTTTGGTATATAGAAAGACCAGCAGCTGTAGATATATATCCAGTAACTAAACATTCCCACATTTGTAAATTGTGTTTTATTTTCGATTCCATATTTACAGTACCACCATCAACATAAAATATTTTACCTTCTTCAACTAACATTAGATATCTATTCCAACTAATATCTTTTTCTTTCATAAAAGAAACTACACTATCCCATGTATCTTTACCATCAGTTACCGATCTTTTTCTAGAATTAAACAACTTTTCTTTATGTTTTTCTGTTAATTTAGTACCATACATAGGATTTCCTTCACCAGAAAACATTTCACTTAGTTTTTGTCTTACCTCTGGTCTTTTTGCTGGATTATTGTCACCAGTCATTGCTATACTTTTATTTTCCCTAAATTTATTATTTCTCATAACAACTTCATATATTCCACTTTTTTCATTTACAAAAAATCTTCCCTCAATATTCGTATTATAGTATTCATCACTCATTAATACATTTCTTAAAAATTGTTCATAAGTTTCATAGTAAGACATTGATTTTTTATGTGGACACAGATATAATATTTCTCTATAAAAACTATCTTTTCCTATAAGTTTTACATCCTCATTCAATTCGTCACAAGAACCAAAGTAATTTCTCCAATCACTTTCTTTTGTTTTTCTTCTACCTGTTTTTTTATCTTTTCTCCTCATCCAAAAAGATTTTTTACCAACATATTTTCTTTCATTAGTTAAATTAGTAATGAGATAAACAAATCCCTCCATTTCTTTAGGAACTTCGGTAAAGTCCTCTCCGTTATATTTCCATTCCATAAAAATATTTTCTTTCTTATAGTTTTTATTTATGCTTGAAAATGTTTTTGTTTCGTGCTAGGATTTGAATACCAAGAATAATTTCTAAATATTATGGTCACTTTGGAACAGACACTTCGGGAATCTCATGATTGGGCAATTGACCGTATTCATGAGTTGTCTAATTATGACATCGAATCAGCACATGCAATTCAATCTGAATTCAGTGAATGGTTGAATCCTGATATTGAAGATCATGATATTTTTTCACTAGAATACATAGGAGAATAAAATGCAAATCGATCTCCATAATTTTTTCAAATATTATGATGATAAAAATCCAAAACATGTTGCAGCAGTAGAGCAACTTGAGAAGGATTTGCTAGCAAAAGCATCTGACTTGATGGAGGAAGATGCTAATTGGGTCAGAATTTATAGATCAAAAGTAGAAGCACCAAAGTCAGATATTCTCAATGTTCCTTATTATCCACAAACGGATAATTATAGGGACGCACAAAGAACCTGTAATTCATCAGCCTGTGCTATGTGTCTTGAGTTTTTAAAACCAGGAACACTGCAGGGACCAAAGGGCGATGATGCTTACATCCGCAAAGTTTTCTCAATTGGTGATACGACTGATCACGCCGTCCAGACGAAAGTTTTATCGTCTTATGGTGTTACTTCACGATTTAGTTACAATCTCTCTTTTGCTGATCTTGATAGGGAGCTTGCCAATGGGAAACCTGTCATTATCGGGATTCTTCATAGGGGTTCTTTATCTGCACCTACTGGTGGGCACATGCTTGTAGTGATTGGTAAGACAGCATCTGGAGATTATGTTGTTAATGACCCTTATGGAAGTTTGAATGATGGATACACAGGGTCTGTTTATAATGGTAAAGGTGCTGTTTATAAGAAGTCTGTCTTAGAAAAGAGATGGACTGTAGATGGTCCTAAGTCTGGATGGGGTAGAGTGTTTTCATGAGTATTAAATTTATTGATGCTGTAAAGTATCATCAAGATTTGCCACATCAAAATGATGCTTGGAATTTTCTACAAGCATCAGTCCACAAAGAAATTCTTGATGAGTTTGCTAGAAGGTATCGTAATCAAAAGATAGAACCAACTCTTGAAGGTCTTCCAATTCCAGGTGTAGATTTAATCAAGGAATTTGAAGGATGCCATCTAAAAGCATATTATGATCCTCTGACTGGTGGACTTCCAATCACAATTGGATGGGGAAGCACTCGTAGAAAAGATGGCACTCGTTTTATGATTGGTAATATAATTACTCAAGATGAAGCAGATGACCTTCTTTACTATCAGTTGAGAAAAGAATTTCTACCACCACTTCAAAATATTCCTCACTGGGATGAAATGAATGAAAATCAACGAGGCGCTCTATTATCTTTTGCTTACAATCTTGGTGCTCGCTTTTACAACTCTTCTGGTTTTAATACCATTAGTAGGGTATTGAAGAATAAAGAATGGGATAAAGTTCCAGATGCTCTTTATCTTTATCATAATCCTGGCACCAAAGTTGCCGCAGGACTGCAAAGAAGGCGTATTGCAGAAGGTAAACTTTGGTCTTCTTAGTCTTCTTCTACTTTAGTTCTTAATGCAATTACTGTAGTTAAAATTGTTAATAAAGTTTCATACCCTCTTCTTTCAGATTCTTTACAATCTAAAGGAGGAGGGTTTTGTAATTCTCCCTTTGCATTTGCTCTATTGATTGTGCCTGGCACCATAAAATTACAAGTAACAAAATTTATTCCAACAAATCCAACTATAGAGCAACAAACAATGAAGATGAGTTTAGTTAAATTTAGTTTCATCTTTTTTCTTGTTTGTGTATCCAAGTTTTTAATTCTGTGAGATAAATTCTTAACATTTCTGCTTTTTCTAGATGCCAAATATCACCACTCTTGAAGTATTCTTGAGTGTGATTGTCTATTGCTTTTAGGATATTATGTATTGGTGCGTTCCAAGGCTCACGCTTGGGAGTATTCCATTCTCTTGGCATACTTCACTTTTTTTTACCTCCGTTCTTTGCCTTTCTAGCAGTCGCATTACCTTGATTTTGTTTAGACTGCTTTCCGCCTGGAGAACCCTTTTTACCTTTGTTGGGCGACTTTGCCATTAGTTTGTAGGCATAACACTTTATTTATGCGTGCCAGTTTAAAAATTGGATCCCTTGACAATTACTAAATATTAACTTATTATGTAAAAATCCCTGTTATGAGCAGGGTCTTTTTTTATGAGTCTTTGACTTTGATTTAGAGCCGTGGAGATTGCCTTCTGAGAAGAAGGTTTACCCCTTTCTCTATACGGATGTAGAGTTCAATTAAATTTAGTGCAAAACTTCTTTACTGTAGCCCTGCCCCTTTTGGCAACGGTTACAACCAATGCGGCAACACTGCCATTCGTCAACTACAAGATGCAAGGTCCACCTCCTCCAGTTCCTGGACAAGTACCTTTCTCCATTATTAAAGAGTTTGACCTTGTAGATGATAAGAAGACAGCGACCAAAGAGGTTGCTTTACCAAAGCCAAAAGAGAAAAGGCTAATTTGTAAAGGGTGTAATGAACATGAAAATGCTACCCTGGCATTCTTCCAGGAGCGTGGTATTAAAGACAGAAACGCCCTTGCTACCATCATGGGTAATATTCGTCAGGAATCAACTTTTGTTCCTAACATTTGTGAAGGTGGTAGTAGAACCAGTTACAGCGGTTGCGGCCGCGGTTACGGACTGATTCAATGGACATCTGCCAACCGTTATTATGGATTGGGTGATTTTGCTAAGAAGTATGGTGGTTCACCATCATCACTTCACACGCAACTTCGTTATCTAATGACTGAAGTTCAGTTGCAACGTATCGAAAACCAAATGAAGACTCCTGGTAAGTCGATTAACCGTTACATGGACTATGCGTATAGTTGGATTGGTTGGGGGCATCATGGTGCTCGCACTTCGTATGCTCATGATTATGCTTC